ACCTTTGGGCCGGAGGGCGCGCCTGCCAATTTCGCGCACCAAGAGACGGTGGTGGAGCCTCTGCCGCCATCCGACTTGCCATTTGGCGAGCGATTGGCGACCATGAAGGTGCGCAACAATCTGCGCATCAATCACGCCCGCGCGGCGGCTTGGCAGACTGTGCGAGTGCCGATCTCCGGGCCATACGGCATCTGCTGGTTTGGCGACCCGCACCTTGACGACCCGTTCTGCGACCTCGACAGCGTCGAGCGCCACGCGCGCATCTGCGCCAACACCGAGGGCATGTACGGCGCGAATGGCGGCGACAGCATCAACAACTGGGTCGGCAAACTGGAGCGGCTGTATGGCGAACAGTCGGCCACGGTGTCCGAGGGCTGGGAACTTGTCGAGTGGCTGCTGAAAGATCTCGGCGTCCGGTGGCTGATCTGGCTGCTTGGCAACCACGACACGTGGAACACAGGCAAGCGCATCTTTGACGGGCTGAACGCCAACCGCATCCTCATGCGCGACTGGGACGCAAAACTCAAACTGGTGTCGCCAGACGGTGCGGATGCTACGGTATGGGCGCGTCACAACTTCAAGGGTTCGTCAATCTACAACGAGTTGCACGGCCTCAAGCGCGCGGCCATGATGGATGAACACGCCGACATCTACGCGGCGTTCCACATCCACACGTTCGCCACCGGCAACATCGAGTTGCCCGGCGGGCGTCGGGCTTGTCTGGTGCGGGCGCGCGGCTACAAGGACGCCGACGATTACGCCCTCAAGGGGCAGTTTACAGAACAACGTGATGGGCAGTCTGTCGTGACAATCGTGACACCTCGCGCCGGCCAGCGTCCGCTGGTGCAGGCGTTTGACAACGTCGAGATGGCGGCTGACTTCCTCACGTTCCTCCGGCAAAAGGAATAGCGCATGGCCACCCTTACACCCCGTCTCGGAGAACCGCTCTGGCTGACCCACGCGCGCAGCCTTGAGGGGTTGCGGGAGGTTCCCGGCCCGAAACACAATCCCCGCATCTTGCAGTGGCTGGCCAAGCTCGGCGCGTGGTGGAGCGACGACGAGACGCCGTGGTGTGGCACCTTCGTCGCGCACTGCGTGGACGCGGTGGGCATAAAGCCCGCCAAGGCTTGGTTCCGCGCCAAGGCGTGGCACGATTGGGGCCAGCGGGTGCCGCCTCAAGTCGGCGCGATAGTCGTCTTCGCGAGGGCTGGCGGCGGTCACGTTGGCTTCATTGTCGGCGAGACGGCCACACACTACGCGGTGCTGGGCGGCAATCAGGGCAACATGGTCAACGTCACCAACATCCAGAAGAACCGCATGATCGCGTGCCGCTGGCCTTCCGGCCAGCCGTTTGCCGCCACGCCGCGCCTGCCGAAGGTGGCGGCGGTCGCGGGCAACGGGAATGAGGCGTGATGCTCACCCGCCTCATGCGGGCGCAGGAGATCGCCCTGTGCCTGATCCGCAAGTGGTGGCGCCCGCTGACGTGCGTCGGCATCGCCGGCTCGATGATCGTCCACGGCGTCATGCTGCCGCTCATGACGCGCGCACACCCCGACTTGACTGGCCTTGCGGCACTGGTCACCGCCTGCGCGGCGGCATTTGCCGTTCGTGAGTGGGGCAAGATGAAAGGTGTCGAATGAACCCGCTGGCCGTCTATGTTTTGGCTGCCGCCGCGCTGGCCAGCTTTGCCGCTGGCTGGACTGCGCGCGACTGGAAGTCCGACGCGGACGCCCTCGCGGTGGCGCAGCGGGCGGAGAAGGTGCTACAGCGCGAGCAAGCCAAGGCAGACAGCATGGCGGAGGAGTACGAGCGGGCGCGGGCCAAGATTGAGCCGTCGCGCGTCGAGGTGCGAAGCAACATCCGGGAGATTTACCGCAATGTCGAAGTTCCTGCTGAGTGCGCTGCTGGTGACGCTGTTGTCAGCCTGCTCGACGCGACCCGTCGCGACGCCAACAGTGCGGCTTCAGGCCAACCTCGCGGCGAATTGCCCGCCGGTGCCGGCACCCCCAAGCCCGCTGATCGACCCGCTCCGCGTCGAGTGGGAGGCTGAGATACTGCTGATGTACGGCGACTGCGCCGCGCGGCACCGGCTGACGGTGGAAGCGTGGCCGGAGACTGGTAAACTGCCTCAAAAGTGATATAAGGTGCGCCATGGCCACGACGATGACATTCGAGACGCTGAAGGATGATGTCCGACGCTACCTTGAGCGCGGCTCATCGTACGCGGCTGACGCCGTCGTATACGAGCAAATCCCCCGGCTGATCAACCTCGCCGAGCGCCGCATTGCGCGCGAGCTAAAGGTGCAGGGTTTCATCGCCGTCGTGTCCGACACGCTGACGGTCGGCCAGTCCGTGTACGCCAAGCCAGACCGCTGGCGCGACACCATATCGATCAACATCGGCACCGGCGCGTCGCTGGCCAACCGCACCATTCTGTTCGGCCGCGACTACGAGTATTGCCGCACGTACTGGCCGAACGAGAGCCAGACGGACACGCCGCGCTTCTACGCCGACTACAATTACGACAACTGGCTGCTGGCGCCCACGCCGGCGCAGGCGAACCCCATCGAGATCATGTATTACGAGTTGCCGCCACTGCTCGACGACACCATCCAGACAAACTGGCTGACGGAGTATGCGCCGCAGCTTATCCTGTACGGCACCCTGCTTGAGGCCACGCCGTTCCTGAAGAATGACGAGCGCATCGGCACGTGGCAGCAGTTCTACGACCGCGCTGCCGCGATGCTCAACGGTGAAGATTTGGCGAAAATCTTCGACCGCGCAGCAGTGCGCAAGGAGGCATAAGTGAGCTACACATCCGTTTTCGGTGGCACTACGATTTTTCCCTCGGACGTGTCCTACCTCTCGATCGCGCTCACGGTCGACACGCCCCTCGAGTGGCCGCTGGAGAGTTCCGGCAACCTCGACCCGGCGGCGCGCATCATCGACGTGACACCGGACGCCAGCGGCCGCAGCATCGTGATGCCGGACGCCACGCTCACGGGCGCCGGGCAGACAATCCTGTTCAACAACATCGACGCCACCTTCAGCTTCTTCGTCAAAGATTTCGCCGGCAACACCCTCGCCACCGTGACACCCGGGACGCAGTGGCAGGTCTACCTTGCCGCCACCACGACAGCCGCCGGCACTTGGCGTGTGTTCCAGTACGGTGCCTCCACGGCCACGGTACAGCCGTCTGCGCTGGCCGGCTATGGCCTGACAGTCACCGGCTCGACACTGTCACAGTCGCTGCCCGTCACCACCCTCTCGACCACGGGCGTCACGGTGTCTGTCGCCAATCGCGCCTCCGCCTTCGTGTGGACGGGCACTGGCGCGGGTACGCTCAACCTGCTCACGGCCGCCGCAGCCGGCAACAACTTCTTCATCTTCGTGCGCAACGAGGGTGGCGGCGACATGACCGTCGAGCCTGCCGGCACGGAGACGATCAACAGCGACGCCAACTTGATGCTGCGCCCGGGCGACAGCGCCACGCTCATCACGGACGGCACGACATGGTACACCATCGGCCTCGGTCGTCAGGCCGTCTTCGCCTTCGACTACACGTCGATCAGCGTCACCGGCGGCAACTACACGCTGGCCGGCGCCGAGCTGAACCGCATTGCGTACAAGTTCGTCGGCCTGCTGACGAGCGATGTGTACATCATCGTGCCGCCGACCGTGCAGCAGTATTGGATTAACAACGCCACGACGGGCGCATTCAGCCTGTTCGTCCGCACCAGCGGCAACACGCCGAAACTCGTCGGGCAGGGCGCCAAGGGCATCTACTACTGCGACGGCACGAACATCATCCTCGGCTCAGATCCCACGACGCTCACCACGCCAATCGTCATCAGCGACGGAGGCACGGGCGCGACGACGGCATCCGCCGCCCGCCTCAATCTCGGCATCACGCCGTTCGCCGACCCCATCGTCACGGCTACCACGGGTTCGTCTGTGCGCACCACGATTGGTGCTGCGGCTTCCGGAGCCAACAGCGACATCACGTCGCTCACGGGCCTCACCACGGCGTTGAGTGTGGCGCAGGGCGGCACTGGGCAGACGACCTACACCAACGGGCAGTTGCTGATTGGTAACACGACGGGCAATACACTGGCTAAGGCAACGCTGACGGCAGGAACGGGTGTAAGTATCACCAACGGCACTGGTTCAATCACCATTAATGCCACGGGTACGGGTGGAACGGTTACGTCGGTAGGCGGCACCGGCACGGTGAGCGGCCTGACGCTGACTGGCACTGTGACGACCTCGGGTAACCTCACGCTGGGCGGCACGCTTGCGGTTGTCCCAAGCGACTTTGCCTCGCAGACGGCGAACACGTTTCTCGCGGCGCCCAATGGCGCGCCCGGTACGCCGACGTTCCGTGCCATCGTCGCGGCAGATGTGCCGACGCTGAACCAGAACACGACGGGCACGGCGTCGAACGTGACCGGCACTGTGGCTGTTGTTAACGGCGGTACGGGCCAGACGACCTATACGAACGGCCAACTGCTGATCGGCAACACCACTGGCAACACGCTGGCTAAGGCAACGCTCACCGCCGGTTCGGGTATCTCCATCACCAACGGTGCGGGTTCGATCACCATCGCCGCCACGGGTGGGGGCGGCACAGTCACTTCGGTCGGCGGCACTGGTACGGTCAACGGCATCACGCTGACCGGCACGGTCACCAGCAGCGGCAACCTCACGCTCGGCGGCACTCTTTCGGGCGTTTCGCTCACCTCGCAGGTATCGGGTACGCTGCCTATCGCCAACGGCGGCACGGGGGCGACCACAGCCGCCAACGCGCGCACGGCGCTGTCGGCCGCCGCGTCCGGCGCGAACACAGATATTACTGCCCTCGACCAAGACGTAACGGTAACCGCGACGGGCACCATCTCTGCCTCGACGATAGGCTATCGCGGCATTCCGCAGAACGCACAGGCGGGCGCATACACGCTCGTTCTTGCCGACGCGGGTAAGCACATCTCGAACACAACTGGCGGTTTCGCCATCCCCGCCAACGGCACCACGGCGTTCCCCATCGGCACGACCATCGTGCTGTACAACAACAGCAGCAGCAGCCAAAACGTCACCATCACCACGGACACACTGCGGCTGGCAGGAACGGCGACGACGGGGACACTGGTGCTGGCGCAATACGGTCTCGCCACTTGTGTCAAAGTCGGCACGACAACGTGGGTCGCCTCCGGCGCGGGTCTAAGTTAATGAGCGGCATTATCTGCGCACCTATCGGTGGGCGTGGCCTTGTGTCGTACTTGGGCAACGCGGTAGTCACTGTTGGGGACTTCCTAGGCGCCAACTATGGGTTTTTCCTCAGCAGCCAAGGCAGCATCCTTCCCCAGACTTGGGCGTCGTCTGGTCTTCCTGTGCGTTTTCTTCAGTGTGGCGGGCCCGGGCCTTATTTCATAATCTTTGAGGTAAACGGTGTTGCGCCGAATAGCGGCTGGACTACGCTGACGATAGGCTCTGATAGCTACCAGAGAGTTGATGCGTCTTACTCCGTGGGCACCACCAGCAAATGGCAGTGGTCTTCTCTCCCGAGTAACCCGTTCGGCACTACCGTAGGCGCGACGAGGGACATCACATGGTCGTGACGATCCAGTATCCGGCGAACGTCGCCGAGTGGTATGCCCGAGGCACGGGCCTCCAAGGCGGTGAAGAGGTGTACTTCGAGGTGCCTGCGGTGTTCGACGCCAGCGGCGCGTGTGACGTGCCTGCCACTGACGCAAAGGTACTGCAGTTCCTCGACACCGCGATTTAGGAGCCTGCTGTGGCTGAAAACATCGTCCAGATAAAGTCGCTGCCCGGCATCAAGCGGGACGGCACGAAGTTTGAAGGCGACCAGTATGTCGACGGGCAGTGGGTGCGCT